ACATCTAGTATTTGGTAATACTACATTTCAGTATAATTATATTGCAGATGAATATCCTAGTTATATTAAATGGGATATTGATAAGATTCTTGTTGTAACTATTGATATTGAGGTTGCATGTGAAAATGGATTTCCACAAGTAGAACAAGCAATAGAACCTTTACTATCAATTACAATTAAGAATCATCAAAATAAACAGATTATAGTTTGGGGTATAGGTGAATATAAAAATACAAGAGAAGATGTTACTTATATTAAATGTGATACAGAAAAAAAATTGATACAAGAGTTTTTATCTTTTTGGCAAAAACATCAACCAGATGTTATCACAGGTTGGAATACAGAATTTTTTGATATACCATATCTATGTAATCGTATAAAAAACTTATATGATGAATATGAAATAAAAAAATTGTCACCATGGGGTAATGTTTCAGCCAGAGAAGTTTATCAAATGGGTAGAAAACATCAAGTCTATGATATACAAGGTGTATCACATTTAGATTTTTATGATTTGTATAGGAAGTTTACCTACACTAGTCGTGAGAGTTACAGATTAGACCATATCGCCTTTGTAGAACTAGGTGAGAACAAAGATGACAATCCATATGAAACCTTTAGAGAATGGTACTTAAAGGACTTTCAATCGTTTATTGATTACAATATACAAGATGTAGAAATCGTTGATAGACTAGAGGACAAAATGAGATTAATTGAACTATGTTTAACTATGGCTTATGATGCTAAAGTTAATTATATGGATGTACTTGGTTCAGTTAAATATTGGGATATATTAATTTATAATGAACTTAGAAAAAAGAATATAGTTATCCCACAAAAAATACAACGAAGTAAAACTGAAAAGTTTGAAGGAGCATATGTAAAAGAACCACAACTTGGTTTACATAAATGGGTAGTGTCATTTGATTTAAACTCTCTGTATCCACATTTAATTATGCAATATAATATTTCACCAGAGACATTAGTTGCTGATAAAAAAGTAAAAAACATATCCGTTGAAAAAATGCTAAATAAAAGTGTAGATACATCTATATTAAAAGATGTAACCATTACACCGAATGGAGCTTTGTTTAAAACAACACAAAAAGGATTTCTACCTGAACTCATGCAAAAGATGTATGATGATAGAGTAAAATTTAAACAGTTAATGTTAGAAGCAAAGAAAGATTATGAAAGAACTAAAGACCCAAAACTTAAAAAAACAATTTCAAAATTTAATAATATTCAAATGGCCAAAAAGATTTCTCTTAATAGTGCATATGGTGCTATTGGTAATAACTGGTTTAGGTATTATAATCTTCTGGTCGCTGAAGCAATTACTACTAGTGGTCAATTTGCTATTAGATATATTGAACATTCTCTTAATGGGTATCTTAATAAAATACTTGAAACAGATAAAGAAGATTACATTATTGCGTCAGATACGGACTCGGTGTATATATGTTTTGATAAACTTGTTAGCAAGGTATTCAAATCAGAAACCGACAAATCCAAAATCGTTGATTTCTTGGATAAGGTCGCTGCAGATAAAATCGAACCTTTTATTGATAAAGCTTATACGGAGCTCTCTGAATATGTAAATGCGTATGAACAAAAAATGGTAATGAAAAGAGAAGTAATTGCAGACAAGGCAATTTGGGTTGCAAAGAAACGGTACATCTTAAACTCACATGATATTGAAGGTGTTCGTTTTAAAGAACCTAAGTTAAAGATTATGGGTGTTGAGGCAGTTAAGTCATCTACACCTGCAGCTTGTAGAGAGAAGATTAAGGAAGCATTAAAAATTATAATGAATGAAGATTCTAAAGTGCTAAATAGTTTTGTACAAGATTTTAGAAAAGAATTTATGACTTTAAAACCAGAACTAGTTGCGTATCCACGCTCGGTAAATGGATTATTGAAATGGACAGAATCACATAATCTATTTAAGAAAGGAGCACCAATACATTGTAAAGGTGCAATATTATATAATCATCTTTTAAAGGAAAAAAAGTTACAAGGAAAATATCCTTTTATACAAGAAGGTGATAAGATTAAATTTTTACATATGAAAATACCAAATACATATCAATCAACTTCTATATCATTTATGACTAAGTTACCAAAAGAATTAAACTTACATAGTATAGTAGATTATGATATGCAGTTTGAAAAGTCATTCATAGAACCTTTAAAGTTTATTACTGATATTATTCATTGGCAAATTGATAATAGTTATGGTACACAAGGAACTTTAGAAGAATTTTTTTGATGGCTGGTAAAGGAGATAAAAGAAGACCTATGCAAATTAATAGAGAAGAATTTGATAAAAATTGGAATGAAGTATTTCAAAAGAATATTATAGATAAAATCTTAACTAAAGAAGTAGAAGAAACTGTACCAGAAGATGAAGTTGCATTATTATTATCTGGTGGGGTTGATTCTATCTCTGTTGGATTTGCTGCACATAGATTAAATAAAAAAATTCATGCATATAGTTTTAGACTACACAAGATACCATCTTATGACTATAACAAAGCAAAAGATATTGCTCAAATAATGGGTTGGAAGTTTACTGGTATAACAATAGATACAAGTAAACTATTAGAAGATTTTTTTGAATTAGTTGAAATGGGATGTAGAAAAAAAACTCAATTTGAATGTACATATCCATTTTTACATATGTATCCTAAGATAAATGAAAAATATGTTTTATCTGGTTGGGCTGCTGATGGTTATTATGGATTAAGTAAAAAAGCTATGATACATTATAAAGGTGATAACTTCAATGAGTTTAGAAATGACTATTACAAAGAAGAAAATAGAGCTGGTTATATTTGGCATAAGAAAGTTGCAGATGATAATCAGAAAATACTTGTAACACCATATCTATCTGAATCAGTAAAGAACTTTTTCTACAAACATAATCATAGAGAATTAAATAAACCATTTCAGAAACATCATGTAAGAAATAGTTTCTATGAGTTTAATGAAATAGACAAAGTAGAAAATCATTTGAATTTACAAATAGAAAGTGGGATTACAAAATTATTTGGAACTTTGCTAAATAATAAAAAGATAAACTTTAAAAATAGAAGTAGAATGTTAGATGTTTATAGAGATTGGTATGAGTTAAATCGAACATCTACATTAGATAATTTTTTATGAAATATAAACCTTACAATTTGAAAGATGTAATTGAAGCTTCTAAACAAGAGAAGTTTACAGTAGTATCAACTTTTGCTGGTGGTGGTGGAAGTTCAACTGGTTATAGATTAGCTGGTGGTAAGATATTATGTGTAAATGAATTTGTGAAAGAAGCAATAAACACATATAAAGAAAATTATCCTAATACACCTATTATGCCAGATGATATCAAAACACTTACTGCAGAAGATTTTAAAAAGTATGGAACTGATATTGATATACTAGATGGTTCCCCACCATGTTCTGCATTTTCTGTATCTGGTTCTATGGTACAAGGTAAACATTCTAAAGGTTGGGGTCAAACTAAAAAATATTCTGATGGTAAGAAGATTGAAAATATAGAAGATTTATTTTTTGAATTTTTGAGAATAGCAAAAGAACTTAAACCAAAAGTTATTGTTGGTGAAAATGTGAAAGGATTAACTGTTGGAGAAGCAAAACAATATTATTATAAGATTACAAATGAATTTGAAAAGATAGGATATGATGTATCTTCTAAAGTTTTAAATTCTGTACATTATGGAGTACCACAAACTAGACAAAGAACTATATTTATTGCTGTCCGTGAGGACATAACTAAAAAGGCAGAATTAACATTTATGAATATTCATAGTTTATTCCCAGAAGAAAGTAATCAAGTAGTTACACTAGAAGATTGTTTAAGTGATATAGAGGTAGATAGAAAAGAAGCAGATGAACTTATAAAGAAATTTAAAACAACTTCTCATTATGAAACTTGGTCTAAGATGCCAGATGACCCAGAGAAGGTAGAAACAGGTTGTGATTATCATCCTAAAGGTCATCACTTTAATATGAAAAAGACTTCTAGATTCAAACCAGCTCCAACAATTACAGCAACAGGTGGAGCAATGCATTGGCATGAATCAAGAACTTTTACAGTTAAAGAAATTAAAAGAATTATGTCATTACCTGATGACTTTAAATTAACAGGTACTTATAAACAACAAGCGGAAAGATGTGGTAGAATGGTACCACCATTAATGATGAAAGCAATTGCTGAATCAATTTATGAAAAACTATTAACAAAAGTAACATAATAGGAGTAATATAATATAATGGAAAATACAGTAATAGAGCTATCTTATGCTCTAGACACATTTTATTTTCTAGTAATGGGTGCCTTTGTGATGTGGATGGCTGCTGGTTTTACAATGTTAGAATCAGGTCTAGTCCGAGCAAGAAACACAGTTGAAATCCTTACTAAAAATATAGCACTATATTCGATATCATGTATAATGTTCATGATAGTGGGATATAATCTTATGTACCCAGGTGGTGGCTCAGGTGTAATACCAGACTTATCATTTTTCTTAGGTACAGACAATACAACAGAAGCAGTTTTAAAAAGTGGTGGTGATGTTTACTATTCAGGTATAGCAGACCATTTCTTTCAAGTTGTTTTTGTAGCAACAGCATGTTCGATTATATCAGGTGCAGTTGCAGAAAGAATGAAACTATGGCCGTTTCTATTCTTTTGTGTAATAATGACAAGTATCATTTACCCAATTCAAGGTTATTGGAAATGGGGTGGTGGATTCCTAGATGCTGCAGGATTTTCAGATTTTGCTGGGTCTGGTGTAGTACATCTATGTGGTGCAACGGCAGCTCTTGCTGGTGTTTTAATACTAGGTTCAAGAGCAGGTAAATACACAAGTGATGGTAAAGTACATGCTATGCCAGGTGCAAATTTACCATTAGCAACATTAGGTACATTTATTCTATGGTTAGGATGGTTTGGATTTAATGGTGGTTCTCAATTAGTTATCTCAAATGTAGTGGATGCAAATGCTGTATCTATGATATTTGTAAATACTAACTTGGCAGCTGCAGGCGGTGTTATGGGTGCATTGATTGTATCAAAATTAATGTTTGGTAGGTCAGATTTAACAATGGCATTGAATGGTGCGATTGGTGGACTTGTATCAATAACAGCAGAACCTCTAGCTCCAACACCAGGTCTTGCATTATTAATAGGTGCAGTCGGTGGATTACTAGTAGTATATTCTATCGTTATGTTAGATAGAATGAGATTAGATGACCCCGTTGGTGCTATATCAGCACATGGAACATGTGGTATTTGGGGATTATTAGCAGTTTCATTTACAAGTGGTACAATAGGAGCACAGTTATATGGAACAGTAGTTATATTTGCATGGACATTTATAACAAGTCTAATATTCTGGTATATAATTAAAATGTTATTCGGTTTAAGAGTAACAGAAGAAGAAGAAGAACATGGAGTAGATATTTCTGAATGTGGATTAGACGCATATCCTGAATTTACAAAATCACATGTTACAGGCCCATCTGTTTATCCGTCTGAAAAGAAATAAGATGAAATATAAACCTTATACATTACAAGATGTAAAAGAAGCATCGGCACAAAATAAGTTTAATGTAATCTCTACATTCGCAGGTGGTGGTGGTTCATCTACAGGTTATCGTTTAGCAGGTGGTAACATACTTTGTATAAATGAGTTTGTAGGAGAAGCTAGAAAAACTTATAAAGAAAATTACCCCGATACACCTATCATACCAGATGATAT